TCCACAAATTTTTCACTATCGTCGATGTCTGCTGCGAGTTTGGTGTAGTCATCTCCGATCTCTTTTACAATCTCTTTTAAAAAATCCATTAAATTACAAATCCAAATTCTTCACGGGCAATTTTTTTGTAAGGTCCGCCTGGGTTAGCATCGCGGATCTCTTTAATTCTATTCATCTTTTGATAAAGTGCTGCATCACCACCCAGTCTCAATGCACTGACAATGGTAGCAAGTTCTTTATCGTTGATAGGCAATTCCATTAGGAGAAAAATAGTTCCAGGTTTACAGTTTTTTCGACATTCCAACCGATAGCATCAAGGATTGCTTTCAGTGGTTCGACAAAGGACTTTTCAAATTGTAGGTCATAATCAATGTATTTGTCAATGTCAAGTTCCTTTGGAAAGTCCTGAATGAATGAGATAACGTTCTCATGCATTGGATTTGGTTTCTTCAGATAACAAAATTTGATCTTCTCACCATTCTTGATAAGAGAATATTTGTTGTCCAACTTATTCTTTTTAATGTAATGATTAAAAAGAAGAGCCCCACGACAATGAATAGGAGTTCCTTTGATATAGATTTCAGAAGAACCTTTGTATTTCACGACATCAGAAACTGAACGTGGAAATGAGATTTGCTCCGGGGGCAAACTCTTAAACTCTGCCCGTGACTTATCAATAAAGTCAATGACATCTTCTTCCGTTCCAGTCATCAGGATATTAAATGCATCCTTAAGCATCTTACGGCAAGGGGCAGGAGTAGATGACTTAACAGACTCAATACCCATCACTTTCAGTTTGGGTTCAGAATACTGAACACCCTCACTATTCCACACGTTAAGAATGTATCGCTTCTTCGCAGTCCAGATGCCACGATCAGCGATATTCTCACGCTTCATTTGCATTTTTTGGTCGTATGCCGAAACATACTCCGCCAAGTTCTGATAAGACTTCTCGATGAACGGTTCAAACTTGTCTTCGCAGATCTTATCAAGTAGTTCCACAACTGCAGTTTTATCACCAGACTTGTGACCAAGAAATTTATCAACAAGAGGTCCAAGATTAAGATAAATTGAATCTGTGTCAGATGCAATTACGTAATCCTCGTCGGTTGTAGACAACAGTTTATTTAGATATCCATTCATCTTACCTTCGATCCATCTGATGGACACTTGTCCAGAGAGGGTGATTGCTTCTGCATTGGCAAGTTTGTAGTACCTAAAATACTGATTACCGATAGCGCCATAAGCAGAGTTAAGAGAGATCTTCTTAGCCATTTGGATATTATTGCACCTTGCAATCTCTTTCTCCAGTGCTTTGGTTGGGGTCTTTTCATATGCTTGTTTTGCTTGTAGCATTTTTTTCTTAAAGATCACCCGGTCGCCATACATCTTCTCCATCAGTTCTGGCAAGAATCCACGGACATCTTTGCGGAACATTGCACCATTAGCACACACCGCATTGTCCTTATACAGTTCAAAGTTTATTTCCTCATTAAGGATTCGATCAACTGTTGCCGTTGGGTGTCGTTCCTCCAGTAGGGTTTCTGGGGAGATGTTGTACTGCATAATAAGATGGGGATAAAGACTATTAAGGTCAAAACTAACCACCCAATCATACTTTCCCGGAGCCGGTTCCTTGACATAAGCGCCTGCATACTTTTCGTTTTTGTCAGACCTAATCTTAGGAGGGATAACAATGTCCCGTTTTTTCAGATAATTGTAGATGATGTTATCCCACATACGAACCTGGTAGAACACATCTGCATAGTTGACCTTAGCATCATAAGCCATAGTCAATGCAAGTTCAATCAGTTTCATCTTGTCTTCCAAACGGTCAACAAGTTCTACGTCAACGATGTTATATTCAATAAACTTTTGCCACCCTTTAGTATAGAAATCTTTGAAGGTGTCAAACTCAGAGTGGTCAAGTTTCTTCTGACCTAACTCCACCTCAGCTATGTAGTCCAGGCGATAGGATTCTTGTGCTTTGTAGGTAAACTTTTTATACAGATCAAGATAATCGAGTTGAGTCAGTCCACCAACATCATATACAATCTGCTTCCTACCTTGAACGTAAATTTCTCCTTCGGTCACAAGACCCCAATTGGAGAAACGCTTCATCAACTTGTCTCCAAGCACCCGGTTAAGGCGTTTGCAGATGTATGGAATATCGAACATCTGAATGTTCCAACCAGTCACAACATCAGGGACATCCTGCATCCAGTAATTGATGAAGTGATTCAGCAGTTCTTGTTCCGTATGGCAATGATGATAGGTAACATTCTTTTGCTTGTTAGCAAAAGGTTTTACGCCCCAAGTAATAATCTCCTTGGTAGTGTAATCCTGAATTGTAATAGCAAGAATCTCTTCAATTGCAGATTCTACATCAGGAAATCCTTGCTCAGCCGTGGTCTCAATATCAAGAGTTACCAGTTTGATTTGACTGATATCAAACTTAATTTCATCCTCAGGATACTTCTCTGAGATGTATTGATAGATGTATCGATCATTTCCATATATCTCAAATCCATCAACCTCATCATATTTCTTGTAGAACTCACGACAATCGCGAACGCTTCCAGGTTTGATGGGTTCTACTGCTTCTCCACTTAATGTCTTGTACTTAGAATCTTTCTTTGATTTCACAAAGAGTGTTGGGCGAAATTCATCACGGTGCTCATATCTCTGACCATTATCAACGCCACGAACCAAGACCTGATTCCCGATCAATTGAACATTAGTGTAGAAGCGCATTAAATAAGACCTTTGTAACTATCAAGAATTTGCATCGTGGGTTCAGTAAGAGTTAGAATCTTATCAGAACTCATCATAAAAGTATCGTCGGAAGCAAAACCTTCCAACCAACGAGTTAGAAATAGTTTACCATCTTCTTGCAATACGACCTCATATGGTTTGGTCAGTTTGCAATCTGGTTCACCAATATCAGCTCCTACTTGTTCAACCTGTGAGACCAACTTTGTCTTGTTTGTCAGCACTATCAGTTTGATTATCCTCTCGGGTGTCTTCTCTTGTTGTTCCATCTTTCTTGTAGTTTACAATATCAGTAATGTACATTTGCTTGAGTTTAATCACAGGATCAACCATGGTGACAATCCAATCAGCAACGACAGGAATAGTCTCCTCAACAGCAAGGGGCATCCAAGGAAACAGGGAAACTTCATATCCTGCTTTTTTTCTTGGTCCTTCACTCTGCTCCGTAAGGAGTTCTGGAGAACGCATCTTTACGATGCAAGGTTTATTCAGAAAGTATCCAACTACTCTCTTATCATCTTCTTCACCGACAGTCATCTCGCTAACATCAGCAATGATGTCTTCGCCAGATTTCATCAGCATCAGTTTAATTGTCATTTTTTACTCTTTACCTCCAGGTCATTATAGCAATAAAAAAGAGGGGCGTCAACTGGATTTTGCCAGTTGCCCCTCTGCGGCGACGATATTTAACAAGGTAGCCGCCATTATTTAGGGCGGATGAGACCACCTAAAGTGATTGGTCTTCGTTAGAACCAGTCCTTACGTTGATGATATTCTGGGACAATTCTTCCCAATACAATACTCAGCAACCCATCCTCAAATTCAACTGATCTAACTTCCGTTTCATCACTGAGGGTCCAAGATCTGGTGAAAGATCGTTGAGCCATTCCTCTATGGACGTAGTTTGTTCCGGTTTCTTTATCTTCTTTTTGTCCTTCGATAAAGAGTTTTCCGTCTTGTGTGTAGACATTTACTTCTTTTTTCTTAAATCCTGCAAGTGCTATTTCAAGTCTTGATTCTACGTTGCTGACTTGAATTAGATTGTAAGGTGGATAATTCGACGTGGTTTCGTGTAAGTCGAACACTCTATTTAGGTACTCATTCATACCAATACTGTTCTTAGAGATTTTATCCAACAGCTCAGGAAGATCTGACGCAGTAAAGCGTGTGAGGTTAGTCATTGTACTACTCCTTAAAAAGCGAGATTTGATTGTGTGGACCCCGAAGGCATCCTTGGCGTCAAAGGGGGAGCGAACCCCCTTCTCCTTTGACATTACTATTTAAACATAAAACGAAAAAAGGAGATACAGTAACAACCGTATCTCCTTATAGGGGTTTCCGACTTTTGAAGCGACCGCACGAAAGATCGCACGTTTATTTATTCGGTTTCCTGGGGCTTGGTTTTCTTTCCAATATTGTACTTCTGCTCAAGAATCCAATCTCCCTTGTCCTTGTATGCCAGGACTTTGATTTGATTGAGAGGAGCAATATCTGCCACGCTATCAGGACTTACCACTGTAATCAGTCCCCAGTCTGCTAGGAGACGTGTGATGCGGTTACGGCGTTGTACATCATTCAGTGTAAGATTAGCGTGTTTACCATCGAGAGCAAACAGTTCCTTAAAGTGTACAATAAAATATCTTCCCTGCTTATGTAGAATGTGGCAGGATTGATAAAGTTTCTTTTCCTTCCGCGATGCCACTCCAATGCGTGTCAATGTTTCGCGGACTTTGAGAAAATCATCTGGTTCGTTGAGCATAACCTCTACCATTTGATCTTGCGACCATTCAACAGTAGGTTCCACTGTAGAAGTCATTTTGTGCCTCCAATATCAAGTCGTTGTTTAATAAAATTAATCTGTTCTTTAGTCAGAATTTTCAGAGCTTGTGATGCCTTCTCATTACTATATCCATAGTATTTTTTGACACATTCCAGATCCGTGACTTTATCCTTACGGAGCCAGGGAGAAAATCTCTTCTTTTTCCTCAGACTATTTAGATAAAAAGAATATTGCATATCTTTATCTAGATGTGAATTTTTGTTCATCTCGTTAGCAAACATTACACAGTCCAAGTGTCCAGATAGACAACGATTAACAATGTAAGGAGGATAGTCTTTTATATATTCTGTAAGATCTTCCTTGTTAAAATTGATTGAATTGAGCCAGTCTTTCAGTTCCATTATCTAATAATCTCCAAGTCAACTCCAGGTTCCCAAATCTCAAGTTGAGTTCTGACTCGATCTTGAGATTGTAGTTTTTCATATCTCTTAGTTGCTTTCTTCTTCCACCAAGTGATTGCTTCCTCAGTGGTGTGTTCAAACTTACCGAAGTAATATCTTTTCTTCTCAGTCAGAGACTTAGCGTGATCAATACAATCATTAAACTGATTGAGTTTATCTTCATCCTTCAGAGACTTACGGATAATCGCAATCATCTTCTGCTGGATCTTGAGTTTCTTTGATGATTTATCTGCAGGAACCAAACGTTCACCACCGTTACGGTCGTTAAACCACCAGAAGAAGTCACGGAACTCATCATCATGAAAGAGTGGGAGGAAGTTGCTCTCAGTGTCTCCTATGTGCCTTAGAAAGGGTTTAAGGCCGTCGTACATGGACACACCCTTGGTTGTTCCATAGAGAGAGGTTGTCTCAAAGTATTTAAGATCTGTTCCATACTTCTCATCAAACTGATCTTTCAGTTCCCTAGAACATGCTAGGAGAGCAAGTAGTTTTCCACCCAAATAGTTAAAACCAAAAGGTTGAGTAGGAACAATATTAAATCCCATGACAAAATGAGCATTGATGTCGGAAAGAGGAAGAACTTTACCAAAGTAATCATTTCGGGGTTTACTATTGATAGTAGGAGATCCAAATCTAACGACACCAATAACTTTGTCAGTATTTGTTTCCATCACAATCCACTTGTGAGTTCTACCAGGAATTGCTTCTTCAATAGGATTTGACGCAGTAAGATTTAGCGTTTCAGAATACAACCATTGGTTATACCTTGATGAGGTTTTAGGATCAGTGTCTACAACTTTGATCTCAAAGTTCATATCATTTGGGTGCATATCAAATGCATCAAAAAACTCTGTATCCGCACCAAAGATAGATCCAACTCTACCCTTGATACGGTCTTTCTTTACAAATCTCAGATAGTCATCAATGCGGTTGAACTGAGTGTAATAATCAATAAATTTACTAGCAGCATAAACTGCATCACTTTCACTCAATATCATCAGAGATACTCAGGTCCATCATAAGGTTCTGCACGGAGAAGGACTCCATCAACTTTGTTGAGTAGTTCTTGTACGCCACCATGCAGAACTCGATATCCAGTTCCAACGTAGAGTTGACCAAGGACTACTGCTACGGTACAAACTCCCCAGAAGAGATAATAATGAGATGATTTCACTTGAGCTTTCCTCTTAATTTTTTTGGTTTTCATTTGAATTCACACTCCACCATAATTTCAGTTAGACATGCAAGCATATTTATTTCCTGATCCGCCACAAATGCCATTTGATACTGATACTTAGCAAGAGTAAGCACAGCAGCAGGAATACTATTCGGAACCATGGAATCATAACAAGC